TAGATTCTCTCTCTATTTTGGGGTAGAAACCACTTTGTATTAAGCAATTGCCATTCAAGTCTATAACCCCCAATGTTGGCAAAGGCTTGGATAATTGCCCAAAAGTCTGCGCCATTGTTTGAGGAGAAAGTTCCTTTAACATTTTCCCATATAAAAAAACGTGGTCTGCACTCATCGATGAGGCGAATTGCTTCGGTAATAAGGGAGCTTCGATCTCCTTCCATCCCTTTACGTTTTCCAGCCAAACTAAAATCTTGGCAAGGTGATCCGAAAGTGATGGCATCAATTTTTGGTAAGTCTTTTGCTCGAACATCTGTAACTGATCCGACATAATTTGAATTTTTAAAGTTATTTTTATAAACGTCTATTGCGTATTTGTCAATTTCTGAAAAATAAGAACTTACATCAAAGCCTGATTTTTCAAAAGCTAAATGGAATCCGCCGATACCACTAAATAAATCTAAATGATTAATTTTAATTTTTTTCATATTAAAAAGGTAAATTATTATCTGTAATTACTTCAAATTTTTTAGATGCTAAATTTATGTCTTTGTAAACGCCACCGTTTTTAAAATCTGGCGCAATACTAAATTCACCAAGCTGACCGTTTTCTTTACGCTTAACCTTCTCAACATATATTTTAACAATATCTGAATTGTATTGTGTTTTTTGTCCAATACAACGGTAAACAATCATACCATTATACGCTTTATTAAAAAAGTCTGCGCTGCCACTTATATCATATAAAGTTGGCTTTTTATAATGATTGTTTTCTGATTCAATTTTTCTTGGATGGGCCACCAAAAATAAATGTGTGTTTGTTTGCTGACAAAATTGTGTAATTTCTGAAAGCGCCTTTCCAATATAAGAATGATCACGTTGCGCTGAATGATCCAACATATTCCAAGGGTCAATTACACAAACATTAATTCCTTTTTGAAATACAAGTTCTTTAAATGCATTTAAAATACCTTTCAATGTTAGGTTTTCAAGGTCAATTTTAATCCAATAAAAATGATCTTCAATAAAATCTTTTGTGTTGTTTAAATCTACATTAGAACAAGCGCGTTCATTTAATTTATTAGCAATTCTCTTAATATGCCCTTCATATGGAAAAGATTCTGGTGAAAACATAGCGCACCGCATATCATATTGAGTTGCTAAATTGCAACAGATTTGATCAACAACATCTGATTTTCCACTGTTTGGAATACCAGTTACAACTGACCATTCTCCAAGAGCCATTTTGAAATAGTTATCTGCATTTGGTAACCCAATAGAATAATTTTTCACACCATTTTCATTATAATTCAAAACGCTTTGCCATATGTTTTCAATATTCAAAACACCCTCTAATGGGAAATTTTTAGCTGTTTTAATGACGTTTCGCAGAGTTTCAGCACCTTTTGATGTCAATATATCATTTGCATCTTTAAACTCTCCAAAATCAACGTATTTACAGCGATACGCGCCAAACCTTCTTGCAAGTTCATTCCGTAGTTCGATTCCCGGATTGTCATTATCTGTGCAAAGGATGATTTCTTTTTTTGATTTAAAATATTCAAAACAATTATCTAAATATTCAAGGCGTTGATTACCTTTTGATGCGCCATTTGGAACACTGCAAACAGAATAAATGCCTGCTTCGTGCAATGATAAGGCATCCATTTCACCTTCAACAATATAAACAGTGTCCATTGTTTTAATATTATCAATTCCATAAAATATTAATTCAGCACCAGATACCATTTTAAAATTCTTTTCGGCATCTCTGAATTTAATATTAATCAATTCATTTTCTCGATAGTAATTAAAATTTACAGCACGGCGTTTTTTTCCAACTTGTGGGAAATATTCTAATGATTCGCCTATTTTCCAATGCAACAGAGTTGGTTCAGTGATTGCCCTTTTAGAAAACCAATTGATAACTCTTTCAGTTAAATTAACTTTAATTTTTTCTGGCTTTATATAATCTGGTTTTTTTTGGAATTTAGTTGTTCCACTCCATCCGCAGTTATGGCAGTTGAATAAACCTTTATCAATGTCAACAGACAAGCATTTATCACGTTTGTTTTTTCTTGTGTGACTGCATTGCGGACATTGTGTTTTAATTTTGCCGGATGATTTATTGCCGACATCAATATTGAAGTCATTAAAAGTTTTCATTTGTTTATTATTGTTTTGGCTAATTTAAAAAATATTTTCAGTAATTCGGAATAAAATAAAATAAATTTGAAATATTTAATAAATCACTGTTTTTGATTTCATATGTGTCAGCTTTCATTTCAAATGTTGTTCCGTTTGATCTTGTTCTAACATCCCCTTTTTTATAAAGAGTTGCTTTTTTCAATAATTCAATTTTTGTTTCATAACCGCAAATTGTTAGTTCATTGGTCTTTTTGTTTAGTGAGCAGAAAATATAAATATCACAATCAAAATTCTTTTGGAATCCTATAAAATTATTTACATAAAAATCTTTTATATCAACATTGCGGCCCATTGTTTTAACATCTATTTTTAATCCTTTATATTCAAAATCGAAACCGCCATCAAAACCAACTGACCATTTGTGCTGAACATTAAAAACTTCTTTAATCATAATTTCACCAATCAAACCAACAAATTGTTCTTCTTTGTTACCGTTAGCTTCTTTACGATTTCCAATATTATTTTCATTAAGAAAATCCCAAACCATTTGTTTTAATAATGGTGAAACGTGTAATTTTTTATAACTATTTATTTCCATTTATAACATATTGTTTTAATTCATTGAATTCATTATCCATCATCAGTTGCTTAATATGAAATTCATATATATCACCGTTTTTGGTTTTAGCGCCTAATTCTTTTTGGCCATCAGCAGGACTTTCATATATAAAATAATCAACTAAACCTTTTACTTTGTTGTAACCTTGTGGTTTGTTTTTGCCTTTGTACATAAGCATAAATCTGTCAATGTACTTGATACCATTTTTATCATTGTTGCGTAGTTTTAAAATGCTTAAAAAATTATTTGACCAGAACTCATCATTGCGCATTTGCTTCGCCATATTGTAAACCTCTCTTAAATCGTATTTATCAAGTCTGTTTAATTTATCTAAACAATCCATCCATTTATTTTTTTGTGTTTTGCTTTTAGGCCTATATTCTAAAGGAAATAATTCCACAAAATACGGAAACGCCTTTGTAATATTTTCATTATATGATGGCGTTTTTGATTTTGTAGGTATATTATTCTTTTTTGTATTATTATTATATAATATATTTATATTATATATATCCTTTAACTTTTCTTCAATAGGGGTATTTAACTTTTCTTCAATAGGTATTGAACTTTTCTTCAATAGGGGTGCAATGTAAATGCGGCGCTGTTTTATCTGTTTTGTGCCATCTTCATAAATCATTTTTAATTTAATAAAATCATTTGTTTCCAAGTTAGAAATCCATTTGGAAATGCTTGTTTTGCTTACACTGTAAAGTTTGGAAAAATATTCATTGGATGCATAACAGAAACCCTTTTCATTGGCTAAAGCAGTCAATTCGCCATACAACAGTTTTTCATTCGCTTTTAGATTTTGACAGTATCTAACCTTTGCAGGAATGACTGCATAATAAGATTTTTTCATATTGTGTTATTATTGTTGTTATTGTTGTTGTGCTATAATATATGATTATATTTAATATTATCACAAAATGCACGCAAATCATCAAATATTTTTTTCAATTCATTTAATTCAATTTCACCATCTTCATATTTAAACCAAAGTAATTCAACAAGAAGATCAAACTCCACCCTTGTTGATGAACCTATATAATCATAAGTAACAGCAATGTTATCAATGCTTGTCTGTGTCCATCTGATTTTTTGATTTGTTGTATCAAAAAAAACCCCTTTATATTTTGCCATTTTTTTAATTTTTAAATTTCGTTATTAAAATATTTGTCAATAGTATTCACGCAATCATCAAAATTATTATACCAATATACAGCCCAATTGCAATTTTCAAGCAATTT